TTATGCCTGGACAGTATGCATCAGACCGGCCATTTCATCTTTTACTGACTGAACTTGTGGCCCGATAACAACCTGCAGGTTATGTTGATTAAGTTGTACTACGCCAATTGCCCGATTGTCCTTCAGTGCCTGCACATTAACAAGCGACATATCTTTCACAGACAAACGCAGACGGGTAATGCAGTTATCGAGGCTGACAATATTGTCGGCACCGCCTAATGCTTCGAGGATTGCAGGAACGTTGTAACCTGATTTACCCGGCGCACCGGCAACGGCTTTTTCGATTGAGCTGGCAACTTCGCTATCGCGCCCCGGGGTTTTCAGATTGAAGCGGGTGATAGCGAAACGGAAGATGACGTAGTAAACGACAAACCAGATTGCCGCCACCACTGGCACCATGTACCACTTGGTTGACAGACCATGCAAAATACCGAACACCACGAAGTCGATGATATTGCCGTCGGTATTACCGATGGTGACGCCGAGCACAGACATGACGGTGAAGCCGAGGCCGGTTAACAGCGCGTGGATGACATACAGAACTGGCGCTACGAACAGGAACAGGAATTCCAGCGGTTCGGTAGTGCCGCCAACGACGCAGGCGATCAGGCCAGAAATCAGCAGACCTTTAATTTTATGGCGATTTTCCGGGCGCGCGCAGTGATACATAGCTAACGCTGCACCTGGCAGACCGCCGAGAAACGCAGGCATTTTACCTTGCGAAAGGAAACGCGTGGCGCTTTCAGAAAAACCGTGAGTGGTCGGGCAACTCAATTGCGCCTGGAAGATGGTCAGTGCGCCGCTGACGGTTTGACCGCAGACTTCCTGCGTGCCGCCTGCGTCGGTAAAGCGAATTAATGCCACCAGAATGTGATGCAGACCAAACGGCAACAGCAGACGTTCACCGGTACCAAACAGCATCGGTCCGAAATCACCCGCGCTGTTTATCATATGGCCCAAGCCGCTAATACCCATGGCGAAAATCGGCCAGACTAATGGAATCACCAGGCCGACAAGGCCCATCACCAGCGAGGAGATAATTGGTACGAAGCGCGTACCGCCGAAGAATGCCAGCGCATCCGGCAGGCGGATATTATGGAAACGCTCATGCAGCATCCAGACGATAATACCGGCGATCACCGCACCGAGGATCCCGGTATCGATCGACTGGATCCCAAGAATGCTCTGGATGTTATTGGCTTTCAGAACCGCGGCATCCGTGGTTGGCAGAATGCCTTTATTGGTCAACCAGAAGTTTACCGCGAGGTTCATTACCGCATAACCGACGAAGCCAGCGAATGCCGCTACGCCTTTATTTTCGCGTGCCAGGCCCAGCGGGATGGCGATACAGAACATGACAGGCAGGAAACTAAAAGCAAACGAGCCAATCTTACTCATCCAGGTGAATCATGATTGAAGTGATATTGATATGTTAAATCAGATACTTAAGGTTATGCGGTTTTTCTATGGGGCATCAGTGGGGCATTTTGAGTAAATGATGCGTTCAAAATGCCCACCTGGTCATGGTTATTCTCGGTCATCCATTTACCGTAAACCGTGAATAGCATTTGCGCTGACGAATGACCCATCTGGTGCGCAACGAAATTTGGGTTCGCTCCGGCGACCAGTGCCCAGCACGCATATGTGTTTCTTGTTTCATAAGACCGTCTTTGCCGGACGCCTGCACGACGCAGGGCAGTGCGCCATGCTGAATTAATGGATCCGGGGACGTAGCACATCGTCTTCTTACCGTTCATTGAAGTAATGGACGGCGAGAATATAAAGGTGCATTCATCGGTTCTCTTTTTTTTGTATTCCCGTAGGCTGACGCTTACCTTGTGGGATGCCATCATTCTGGTCAGTGGCATTTGCGCCTTGAGTGCATCAATTGCTGGCTGGGTCAGCTGTATTGTTCGAATCCCGGCGTTGGTTTTTGGCAGGGTGAAGTTTCCCTTCAGGGAATAGTTCCGTGACACTGTAACAGTCCAGTTGACAGTATCCACATCCTCCCAGGATAACGCGCTTAGTTCGCCATGCCTGACGCCTGTATTTACCGCAAAGATAACCATATTCTGAAACTGTAGCGTTGGGCAGGCCGCAACCACTTTCTGATACTCATCAGAAGTAAGAGGATCTGGAATGGGTCTTTCTTTTGCGAGAGGGGTAATACCTGCCATCAGATCGGTTTTCAGGTATCCACTTTTGAAAGCAAAGCCCAGCATCCCGCCAAGGCATGCCATATAGCTATTGACTGTAGGAACGCTTCTTCCCTTTTTGGGTGGATGATTTAGGCCATGTCTGGTCTTCTGCCAGCCGTTCAGTAGCTCCTTCCTGGCACTAAGGATATCTTCAGTGTTCAGGCTGCCGATATACCTGTGCTCACCAATTGTTTCGATAGTGGTTGTGAGGTGGCAATCGTAACGCCTCAACGTCCCGAGGCTAAGCTCCATCTCTTTAAGCCCAAGCCATTTCGATTTCAGTTCAAGTAGTGAGATTTGCTTTCTGACAGTGCTGAATTTCTCTGCGTTCGATGAATCAGGGAATTGCGAGGCATAATTGAATGTGCCTGTCTTTATCGCAAAGCAGACTGAAGCCCGAAGTTCGCCTGCCATTTTCCTGTTTTTTGGCGTGTCAGGAACGCCGAGATTTTCCCTGACACGCTTCCCCTGATATATGAACCATATGCGTAACGATTCGCCATGAACCTCTACGCCTGTTGGGTATGCTGCCATAATCATTCCTCGTTTGATGTGCCAAAGGACATTTAAGCAGATATTCTCCGGCGTTTCGCTGGGCTTTGGTGCTCGATCCAGTGATTTATCTCATCGCGGTTATACATGATTGGGCTGTTTTGCTTAGGTGCCATATCAGGGGCAACATGGCGATAATGCTTCCCCTCCATCCAGGTAGACCGGCGGGCATGCTGAATCATGTGCTTTGACATGCCGGTTGTCGCAGTTAAAAGTTCCTCTGTGACCCATTTATTCGGTACCAACTGAATAATGTCGCTCATGGTTTTCTCCAGGCAAAAAGAAGCCGCCCGTAGGCGGCAATAACATCAAGGGATGTGAGGCAGTGCTTTCGCACCCAATAGCCAGCTCATAACTGGCTATCAGTTGCTTCATGATCGGTTGCGAATTTTATTCAGCCAATCATGGTCCGGCCCTGCCTCATCACATACTTCGGGCTCTTCGAGAGCGTCACGAAATGCAACTGCGACAATCTTCCCGCCCATAAACTCAAGCCCCGCACTGACTGGCGGCTCCTTGCCGTCTTCATACTCAAATACGAAAGTCATCTTTCCCATAATCTCTCCTCATGCCGCACGCATAGCGCGCAGCGATCTGTATTTATCGTGCTGAAAATTCGCCGAAGTGAGTTTCTTCACCTTTTTTTCTGGCCGCTATCGCATCTTCTTTTTGCTTAAAATATCCGAGGCTTTTCATTTTTCCGTTCACCTTTATGTGGGCTCGCCACTTTCCTCTTCTCTCCTCATAAGAAACTCCTGCGACACCGGATGTGTTGTTTGATGCGACGGAACGATTCATGGTGTTTTGGAGTGGGGTTACTTCGCGTAAATTGCAGAATCTGTTGTCTCGAGGGTTTCTGTTTATGTGGTCTATGTAACTTTTCGGCCAACTTCCAGTCATGAGAAGAAATGCGATTCGGTGGGCCTTAATAAGCTTCCTGTGCACTTGGATGGTGAGATACCCAAGCCTGTCAGTATTTCCTGCTAAATTTCCGGCAGACTGATTTCCCCATTTGATCTTCCATCTAAACTCACCAGTTTCCGGATTGTAAGAAAGCAGTTTTTCTACCTCCTCACGAGTGATATCTGGCATCACATCCCCCTCTGCTTATTCCTCAATTCGATAACACCCTGGCACTCTGCGCACGTCTTGCAGCCGGGAACGGCAGCGCGTCGCGGCTCGGGAATTGGTTCGTCGCATTCTTCACAACGCTCATCTGATACGGCGTTGCGGTTGAGCCGGTGAGCGGAAAGGGCAGCGTTACGCTGAAGCTCTTCAATCTCTGCTGCGGTATCGATGATGTCGGCCATGGTCAATGCTCCCGGAACTGTCGGTTAATTCGGTTGAAGGTGAACGCCAGCAATAAAAAAGGCCGACTAAGCGACCTAGTGATTAGTGCCTTCATGCTGCACCGCCTTCATTCTTCTCGGCTTCGACCGCCATCTGCTCAAGCCGTCGCGATAGCTCGGCGGCCAGTTTCTGGAATTCTTCTTCGGTCGCCACCGGGATCGGCACAAAGCGAATCCCGATGTGTGCGAGGTTGTTGGCGATTTCGAGGCTCTTCCTCAAATCAACGGGTGAGGCTCGGTTCATGCGGCACGCTCCAATTCTGCGATTCCACCGCGCACTGCATCAATGATGCGTTCGAGGTACTGATAATGATGGTTCGGCACTGACGGCCATTTTGCGTACCATGGATCATCGCCTAGCAGGTTAAGCAGCTTGTCGCCGACGAGATAATTGCAGCAGCTCGCCTTCACATCTTCAGCATCTTCAGCCTCATCCCACATTGAGCGGGCTTCATTGCCGTCAATTTCCTGCTCACGACGAAGCCGGATAATCTCACCCTTAACGAAAGCGAGGTTGGCATCATTGTCATCATCTATTGTGCTTTGCAGCTGCGGATCGAAATAGCCGATAAGGTACTCATTGCTGACGCGCTTAATGAAGTCCTGAACAGTGTCACCGCCCATAGCAAACCAAGCCCCGGTCCAGGCCTTACCGAAGCAGGTGATGGTGATGCGACCCTTACCAGGTTCATAGTTTTCAATCATCACCCTGACAGGGTCGAGACGTTCAACATCTGAAATGGTAAACGCCAGAACATCGCTTTTTTCAACCTTCACAATTCAACTCCGAAGCGGCGATTAAGCCGCCCTGTGTATACGACGAACTCCAGGAGGCTAACTCCCAGAGCTTCAATTTTCTTGTGATGCTTGTTGATGATGGGAGGCACCATTTCGTTCCAGTTTGGCTTTGGTTTCTTGCGCATGGCCTATTGGATTTCCTCGGTGCAGCGGCGGCAGGCGGCGCGGATGGCGTTGTCTGTTTCTGGCGTCATGCGGCCTCCGTCGTCTTTTTGAAGGAGTGAGCTATTCGCGCAGAAGCGATAGTTACGTAATCCGGGTTCAGGTCGATGCCGATGAAGTTAAATCCTTCCTCGATAGCTGCCCGGCCAGTGCTCCCGCTCCCCATCCACGGATCAAGCACGGTACCGCCAGGCTTGAGAACGCGCAGGCATTCCTGCCACTGCTCAACTGTCGGGACGTCGTAATCCCATTTGTGGTTCATGAAGCTCAGCCCGTACGGTGGATCCGTCACGATGGCGTCAACGGAGTTATCCGGGAGCGTTTTCAGGACGTCCTCGCAGCGCCCGACGTGGAGTTGATATGTCATGCCGCCTCCTGCCTTTCCCGATATTCCTCAGCGAGCCTCTGCGCCTTTAATGGATTGCTGACCACTTCACCCCATGGCATTAGCCAGCCGTTACCTATGAAGGGAAGGCACAGCGTGCCAACCCTGATGTCGTCGTGAGCGTGAGTCATAGGATGGACTCCATTTCGTCGATGTAGAGGCCCTGAGCAATCAGGCGGCGACGACGGGCGGCACGCGCTATGCACTCCTGCCGTCTGCCTTCCTGCGATTGCTCAATGGCGCGCCGGGTGAACAGCCGCTATTTACCCTGTGGCGTTACTACCTTTGGCTTGCTGGCCAGGCTAAATTTCCGGTCGCAGATGCCGTCTTCGTTGATCCACTTCTCCGACTCAACGATCTGCGCTATCTGTCCTGTGCCGCGGGTGATGCCGTTGGCGACCCGGTTAAACTCGATGAGCTTTACGCCAAACTTCTCGGCGATTTCGCTGCCGGTTACCGGGCGGCCGCGCGTCTGAATCATCCAGATAACGCGCTCACGGAGACCGGAGAATTGCCCGGTTCGCCCGGGCCGATGGTAGAAGGGTGTGCGTTTCATTTCCACTGCTCCCCGAACGTGAAGCCGATCTCCGCCAGCGCCTCGTCCATCTTCTCGATGAACTCCGGCACCATTTCGTTGAAATCGGTCATGTACTGTGGATCCCGCTCAACGACGACGTGGTGAATACCTTCGCGCTTCATGCGCGGGTCGTAGTTGGCAAAGAACCAGGCGTCTTTTCCGGTAAGCCGCAATGGAGCGCTACGGTATCAACCGTCTGACCGAAGCTACTGAGCTGCTGTATTCCCGCAACGGTATGAGCGCTACGCAGAAGTATGAGGCCATTCAGGGTATCTTCACCCAGCTCGCAGATCATTCAAAAACCGGAAATCGTCGTGGGTTGCGGTCGTTCGGCGAGGTTATGGATGACTGGGTAGCAGATCTGGAAAAACGATTTGACCCCTCAGGCGAACAGCGCGGCATGAGTACCGGTATCCCGTCACTCGACCGGCTGCTGGCGCCGAAAGGTCTGGTTAAAGGCTCTCTGTTCGTAATTGGCGCAAGGCCAAAAATGGGCAAAACAACCCTGTACGGGCAGATGGCGATCAACTGCGCGGTTCGTGAGAAAAAGCCGGCGCTGATGTTCAGCCTGGAAATGCCAGGCGACCAGATCCTCGAAAAACTGGTTGGTCAGAAGTCGGGCATTAACCCGAGCATTTTTTACATGCCCGCCACGGATGATGCCGATGACCAGTATCAGGGCGACTACGACGGCGACTTTAAGAAGGCGATCGCAACAGCCGGGCGGCTGAGTGAAATCGACATGCTGTACATCGACGACACTCCTGGCCTGTCACTGGCGCATATCGTTACCGAATGCCGTCGAATTAAGCGCGAGAAAGGCTGCGTAGGCATGATTCTGGTTGACTACCTGACGCTGATGACCGCCGAAAAAGCAGACCGTAATGACCTGGCCTACGGGATGATCACCAAAGGGTTGAAGAACCTGGCCAAAGAGCTTGGCTGCGTCGTCGTGCTGCTGACTCAGCTCAACCGCGAACTGGAGAAGCGAGTGAATAAACGCCCGTTGCCGAGTGATTCCCGCGACACAGGACAGATTGAGCAGGACTGCGACTACTGGGTTGGTATCCACCGGGAAGGTGCTTTCGATGACAGCGTGCCGCCGGGCGAAACCGAGTTAATCCTGCGACTCAACCGCCACGGCAGTACCGGAACGGTTTATTGCAATCAGATTAACGGGGCAATTTACGACACAGACCAGCAGGCCGCCGCCGCAGAACGTCGCGGGCGCGAGCAGCAGCCGAAAAAGAAAGGGGGCTTCTGATGAAAGGCAAACAGGCAATTCTGCGTTATCTCGAAACGCACCGGACCTTCACTGCGAAGGATGTGGCCACAGAGTGCGTCATGACCATCAACTGCATCACCAAGAACGCTATCGATCTGGAGCGGGCCAGGAAGATTGTGCGCGTGAGCAAGGTCTGGCGAACGGTGACTTACCGCCTGGCGACGCCGGAAGAGCAAGATGGTACCGCGCGCAGCTGCACCAACGGAATATTTCAGGAGTGCCGCAACAGCGCGGCGATGAAGCGAGTATTGATGGTTTGGGGGAGGGTAGGGGTATGACAAACGTAAGCGCAGTAGAAAAAATGGCTGAATTAATGCAGCAGATGGAAGAGAACTCGCCACGGGTGGCTGCTCTCGAGTATTGCCTGAAATTGGTTGGCGACAAAATGAAAGAAGCAGAAAAGCGAAGTGCGGAACTTGAAGCCATATGCGCGGCGCTGGCTGCGGAAGTTCAGGCTGTGAAGTCTGCGGCATTGGAAGAAATTGAGGTCATCAACCGCGGCGGCCAGGCGTATTGCGTAAAAGATAGCATGTCAGTTAATCCAATCTACGCAAGAGGCTGGAACGACTACCGGGCTAAATCACTGTCAGTGGAAACCCCGGCCACCGACGCTTTCCTGGCTGAAGTGCGGGCCAGTGCTATTGAACATGCTGCATCAGAGCGCTGGGGTAGCGGATACGTATTCGACGAGCTCAATGACTTCGCCGCCCAGCTTCGCAAAGGAGTACAGTCATGAAAAACCGTAAAGCCAAAATCATCGTTCTTCGCGCTCTGAAAAACTGCTACCCGCGCCAATGGCTGAATGTAAGCAATCGACGCATGGTTCTCTTCACGCTCGGTGGTGTTAGCCGTGAAGGGCATCAATTCAAAAACAGCGCAGCACAGAATCGCTGGAAGAATCATGTGAGGTTCCAATGAGCAACATCGACAAACATGCCGTCCAAGCAGTTGCCGATTTGAAAGCTGGTTACACCCTCGGTCACGCTGATGTGGCAATCCTGAACGAGTTGGCGCGTATCGCGCTGGCATCGCTCGAAGCGGAGGCTGTGGCTGATGTTGTCGCATGGTCTTCGCCAAACGAAGAGCGAACCTGTGATATCCGTATGCGTCGTCATGATATCAAGCCTGGCTCGCTCTACACCGCACCGCCAGCGCCGGAATTCTACAAGATAGGTGACGCCACCATGCGCCACATCTTCACGCCCGCTGTCATAACTGATGTTTCTGACATGCAGGCTGTGTTTGACCAGATTGAAACCGTGTTGGTAGGAATGTGGCAGCCAGCACCGGTATCTGTGCCTGATGAGCTAACCCGCGAAGAGTACAAGCGTCGGTTCATGGAAGATGACTCTTTTGATGACACTTTCCGAGGTGGCTGGAACGCCTGCCGCGCCGCCATGCTTCATGGTGCCGAACCTGTAAGTAATCGTGATGAGTTGACAGACGGTTGGGTGGCTTGCAGTAAGCGGATGCCAAGCCCATCAACAGGTGTGATAGTTGCTGCGCCATGGCAATCAGCTCCTGGCGGCTATGCAATGAAGTGGGCAACAAATTGCCCTGGGCATCCGGATGCAGATATAGATGGCTGGATTATACCAGGAGCATCATGGAGCCCAACCCACTGGATGCCGCTGCCGGCAGCGCCGCAGCAGGAAGATATTATTTGCTGATCTAAGATGGTCTGTATGTAACAACCACCCCTAACTTACTGCCTACCGCATTGAGAGAATTAGAAATAGTTGTATAGGTTTCTTTGGGGGTGGTGTTTCTTCCTTCTTCTAAAATAGACGCAATAAGATTCAGATTCCACGAGGCCTTAAGGACATCTTTGTATCGAGGAAGGAGACGTAAAGTAGCCAACATTCCATACAAGGGTATGGCATTAGATTTTGACAACAGCAAAGCTGACGCCTGTTTGATTTCGTTTATTACTTCGCTTTTCGCATTGATGCTAAGGATTTTATTTTGCTCACGCAGGAGAATGGCCGAAACCATCCCCAAATGTTCCTTGAATGAAATGTAAGGATCAAGCATGGATTTTACAAATATCTGACCCAACACAAACACTGAAACACCAGTAATGACGGTAGTAAACACCCCATTATTCATAACCAGGCCATCCCTTCTGTTTTTTATCCCGATATCATAATCTACGGATTGTTTAACAAGCTAGATCAAATCCAGCCTTCCCTGAAGTACTAATTGCAAATGTATTTTGTGAATCATCCCGGCGGGTAGAGATTTATAAACCAGCATCAAGACACCAATGGCCTCTTCGAAGGCCTTTCTCTTATGTTGATTTTCCATAATCAACCAGCCATAATTTAACCGTCGTCGGAGTTGAACGCCCGACGGTAAGACTTCTGCGCATTTAAGGGGACTTAAATGCGACCACAATCTGAACTCCTCACCTTGCCACAGATGCAGAAATGCACCTGCGATTTTCTGCATTCTGCGTTACCTCTCGGAGGTGGCGCATGAAGCAGTACTACTGCATCGTTAACGACACCGTTAAAGACAACCTCATAGCATTCATTCGCACCATACCGGTAAACCCTCGCGCGCCGATGGTGGTCGAGGCCCGGGAAGAAACCCGAACAGACAAGCAGAACCGTCTGATGTGGCCGTTGCTGAAAGACCTGTCTGACCAGGTTGTCTGGCACGGCGAAAAGCTGACTCGCGAAGAGTGGAAGGACCTCATCACCGTTCTGGTGAATCAGACCCATAACCAGGAGCAGAAATCCGCGCCGGGCATCAACGGCGGACGCGTTTATTTCGGCGTCCGCACATCCAAATCCAGCAAGCGCTACATGGTAGACGTCATCGAGGCGATTTACTGGTTCGGAACCGACCGCGGAGTGAAGTTCTCCGAAGCATCCAGTAAGCGCATCGCCTGGGCGCAAGAGTGGAGGGCTTCCCGTGGGTAGTCCTCTCGCACGCGTCATCACCAATGAAATCTTCCGCGTTCCGGCGCGCCGCCAGCGTAAGCCAGCGGTTAAGCCGTCCGACATCCCGACCCTGAAGGGCTACACCGCCCGCCTGGTGGATCAGAAATGGCTGCGACTCGCAGCGAGGAGAAAATCCGCATGAGCATGTATCAACGCATTAATGGCGCTGACTGGCGCAATATCTTCGTTGTGGGCGATCTGCATGGGTGCTACACGCTGCTGATGAGTGAGCTCGAAAAAGCTTCGTTCGACCCGGCGCGTGATTTGCTGATCTCGGTTGGAGACCTTGTTGACCGCGGCGCGGAAAACGTCGAGTGCCTGGAGCTGATTACTATGCCGTGGTTCCGGGCTGTGCGCGGGAACCATGAGCAGATGATGATTGATGGCCTTTCGGAGTTTGGAAACGTCGTTCACTGGTTGGCAAATGGTGGCGGATGGTTCTTCAATCTCGACTATGACAAAGAGGTGCTGGCTAAGGCTTTGGTCCACAAAACGGCTGATCTGCCACTCGTCATCGAACTGGTTACCGGCGATAAGAAGGTCGTCATATGCCACGCTGACTATCCGCACAACGAATACGCATTCGATAAGCCAGTACCAGAAGAAATGGTGATCTGGAACCGCGAGCGGGTTAGCGACGCTCTGGACGGCATTGTATCGCCGATAGCCGGTGCTGATCTGTTTATCTTCGGGCACACTCCAGCTCGCCAGCCCCTGAAGTATGCCAACCAGATGTACATCGATACCGGTGCCGTGTTCTGCGGAAACCTCACACTGGTACAGGTTCAAGGTGGTTACCATGCGTAAACCATCCCGCCGCAAATGCAAAGTATGCGGTGAATATTTCGTGCCGAAATTCCACGACATCCGGATCCGCTGGTGCTGCCCGGAGCACGGCGCAATCCTCGCGATGGAAGAACGCGAGAAGGAGAAGGTGAAAGCCGCTGCTAAGCGCATCAAGGAGCAGAAAGAGGCAGAGAAGGCTGGTCGCCAACGGCGCGCTGCGCGTCGTAATGAGCTGAAGCCAATCCGCCACTGGGTGCAGATGACTCAGCGTGCCTTCAACGACTGGCGGCGTGAAATGCTGCTGGCCGCCGGGCACGGCTGTATCTCCTGCGGAACCAAGACTGCGTTTGCCTGGCATGCCGGGCATTACCGGACCACGGCAGCCGCACCACAGCTTCGCTTTAACCTGGACAATATCTGGCTTCAGTGCTCCGCCTGCAACGTCCACAAATCCGGAAACATCGAGGCGTACCGCGCCGCCCTGGTTGAGCTGATCGGCGAAGAACGCGTGCTGGCGCTGGAATCCAACAACGAAACCCACAGATACACCCGTGAAGCGCTGGATGGCATCCGCGCCAAGGCCAGAGCAGACCTTCGTGCACTGAAACAGCAGGAGGCAGCATGAAACCAGAAACGCTTGAGATACTCCGCACGCGCTGGCAGCGCCTACGGATTTACCGCCGCCCGGGCTCCGTGCTGGTGGATTAACCAAAATGTCAGAGTTCAGGGATACCCTGGCTTACGATAACTGGCGTGGCGTATACCTCATTCAGGATCAGCAAACCGGGAAGGAATACATCGGCATAAGCGGTATCGGCATTTCTGAAGTAGGTTCGCATACGCAAATGGTAGGCAAAGTTCAGCAATCCGTAAGGGATGAGCGATGAGCAGATTAACCGCCATCATTTGCGCTGTCGTTATCTGCCTGCTCGTTTCCATGGCCTGGGCGATTAACCACTACCGCGACAACGCCATCGCTTATAAAGACCAGCGCGATAAAGCCACTGAGAAACTCAGCCTGGCTAACACCACCATAAAAGACATGCAGGCCCGCCAGCGTGATGTCGCTGCACTGGATGCCAAATACACCGGAGAACTAGCTGATGCGAAAGAAACCATTGAGCGTCTGCATAGCGATGTCATTGCTGGCCGTAAGCGGCTGCAGCTCAACGCAAACTGTCCCGCGAACGGAACGACCGGCTCCAGCGGCATGGGCGATGCTTCCGGCCCCCGACTTACTGACTCCGCTGAACGGGATTATTTCACCCTCAGAGAAAGAATCGCCACAGTGATGAAGCAGGTTGGCTATCTTCAGGAATATCTAAGCACTCAGTGCTTGAAGTAAAGGTTTTCTTAATAGTTGCATCTGGTTGTATTGTAGGCTCTGTCTACAACAAAATAAGGTGCTCATATATGCAACAGTTGCTGAGTGGAATAGATGATTGCTTGTCTAAAAAGAATTGGTTTGGTGCTTTATTCATAGCAATATCACTTCCTGACATCTGTGGCGCGACAGAGGATAAAATCAAAGGAAATGGCGCGAGGTACAAGGACTGGTTTAATCGCTATCTTAAGCCAAGATATAACGCTGATAACATGTATGACTATTTAAGTCTCACCAGCCCTGCAATGGTTCAGAGCATGCCTGAAGGAATAAAGCAAAGCTTAAGGGCGCAAAAACCCGTAGTCTCATTCACTGCAGAAGACTGTTGGAGTTTAAGGAATGCATGTTTGCATGAAGGCGTTGATGAAACGAAGCTAAGGAAGTTTAAGATAACGACCCCTGCGCGAGAAAACCTTCATGCACATATGAATGCTTTTAATGGTGTTCTGCAATTAGATGTTATTGAGTTATGTAATGATATAGCTAATGGCGTGAGGAGATGGCTTGTTGATATGCAAGAAAATCCTGAGGTTATGGAAAAACTTACGAAAATGATGACCATCGATAGTCTGATTTTTGACGGGTTTATTGAATACAAAACTGCAAAATAATACAGCCATATTATTGAATTGTAATGCCATCACCATGCTGATGGCATTTTCTTCAACAGTGGCTTGTGAGGGTCTTCATGTCCGACATCTACCAAATCACGCTAACCACTCAAACAGGCGAAACCTTCACGGGCAAGATGTCACGACGTCAGCCAGAGCTGGTTAACGGCTTTGTGCCGCTGGCGACGGAGACGGGACAGTGGCTTTACTTCGCTCCGGCCGATGTGAAGCGCGTGGAGTTCACGCCGGTACCGACAGAGGAAGACACCAATGGCGATGAGCAGACTGTCAGTTGAAATCAAAAGCAGGTGGTGGCTTCCCGTTTACATCAATGAGCCTGTAAAGAGATAACGGAGTAACCCATGGCTAACGATGACGAGCGCAGGCCATATCCGCCAGTTAACTTCATCGACTCCGAGAGTTGGCAGCCATACACCAGGCTTATACCTGCTAACGAAGTGCATGAGTGGATAAACCGACAAATCCTGAGCGATACCGGCAGAATCCATAACCCTGACCATGGGCACCTGTTAGAGGCTAACCTCTGCTTCATGTGGGCGTCTGATTCGTTCGCGAAGAAAGGGCGGTATGTCCTTGGCCAAGCCGAGCAGGTAATGCTCCGAGCCAGTGGTTGGCAAAAAGCCAGAATGGAACAGCAGATGCATGAATGGTTTGGGCGCATCCCTAAGTTCATCATCACGCTGGCAGCCGATTACTGCTCACAATGCAGCGACCTCGAGTTCTGCGCTCTGGTAGAGCATGAGCTTTACCACATCGCACAGGCCACCGATGATTTCGGAGCGCCTAAGTTCAACAAAGAGACCGGGCAACCAGTGCTTACACTGCGCGGCCACGACGTTGAAGAATTCACTGGTGTTGTACGTCGATACGGTGCCAGCAAAGAAATACAGGAGCTCGTTGATGCTGCCAATGCGCCAGCAGAAGTGGCTCACATCGATATAGCCAGGTCATGCGGGACGTGCATGCTAAAACTGGCCTAACAATATGACTGATTATGACAGGCAGGTAATCCATGGCGACACTGAAAGGTGAGGTCAAAGCCTTCATCGTTCAGTCCCTTGCCTGCTTCGATACCCCATCTCAGGTGGTTGAGTTGGTCAAAAAAGAATTTGGCCTGAGCATCACTCGTCAGCAGGTCGAATCTCACGACCCGACGAAAGCAAACGGCAGGGGGCTGGCGCAGAAATGGGTAGAGCTATTCCACGAAACCCGTAAGCGCTTCCAGACCGAATTAAGCGACATTCCGATCGCCAACAAAGCCTATCGTCTACGTGCGCTTGACCGGATGATGACCAAGGCCGAGAGCATGCGAAATATGGCGCTGGCTGCCTCATTGATGGAGCAGGCCGCCAAAGAGTGCGGGGATGCGTACACGAATAAACAGAAGGTTGAACACTCAGGCGGCCTTGCCGTAAGCTCAGTTGCATCTGTCATGGACGAGATAGGAGATGAAGACCTGTAAGGAGTGACTGTGTTAACTGAAAAGCAGAAAGCGCTCCTGAAAAACAGGTTATGGCGTCTCAACCACCTGTACAAAATCAAAGATAAAAACGGCAAGTGTGTGACGTTTAAGATGACTCCGGAGCAACTGGAGTATTTCGACGGCATGCACGACCGCAACGTAATACTTAAAGCGCGCCAGCTCGGTTTTACCACAGAGGTGTGCATCATCCAGCTAGATCTGGCGATCTTCCACAAAAAAGAATGCGCCCTGATCGCTCACTCTCTCCCGGATGCAGAAAGGCTATTCCGAAACAAAACGCAGTTTGCTTATCAGCGAATGCCTGACGATATCAAGCTGGCCAACCCTCTCGTCAAAGAGACGACCAGCGAGTACGTCTTCGCGAAAGGCGGTAGTGTAACGGTGTCAACATCTTTCCGTGGCGGCACGCTGTACAGCCTGCACGTATCAGAGTTCGGGAAGATATGCGCCAAGTATCCAGAGAAGGCCAAGGAGATTGTTACAGGTGCCTTCGAAGCTGTGCCACTTGGTGGCGTAATTACGCTTGAGAGTACTGCTGAGGGGCGTGCTGGGTATTTCTATGACTACTGCACTGAGGCTGAGAAGGCCATGCTGCAGGGTAAGGAACTATCCAACCTCGATTGGAAGTTTTTCTTCTTCTCCTGGTGGAAGAATCCGCAGTACGCAATCGACCCTGTGGAATCACTGCCAGTACGCCTGCTTGAGTACTTCGCTGAAATGGAGTCGAAGCACGGCGTAGTGGTCAATGAGCGCCAGAAAGCCTGGTACTACGCTAAAGAGAAAACGCTCGGCGACGACATGAAGCGCGAATACCCGACCATTCCGGCCGAGGCGTTCCAGCAGTCGGTCGAGGGCGCGTACTACGCCAAACAGTTCCGCTGGCTCTACACCAACAAGCGGATCGGCCAATTACCGGATAACTGCCACCTCCCGGTGCACACGTTCTGGGATATCGGTGTGGGTGACTCCACGGCGATATGGTTCGTTCGTGAGGTCGGCGAAGAGTTCCACGTCATCGACTACTACGAAAACTCTGGCGAAGGCTTGAGGCACTACATGAAGGTGCTGAAGGACAGGGGCTATGAGTACGGCGAGCACTGGGGTCCGCACGACATCGAAAACCGCGAATTTGCCGCTGATGCTAAGTCACGCAAAGAGCTGGCTCGCGAAGGTTACGAGATTGACGGCCAGATGTATTCGATGAACTTCCGTGTTGTGCCGAAGGCCGGTATCGACACCGGTATTGAGTCGGTCCGTGAAATCCTCAAGTCCTGCGTATTCGATGAAGAGAAGTGTGCTGTTGGCATCTCTCACCTTGAGGGCTACCGCAAGGAGTGGGACGACAAACGCGGCTGCTGGAAAGATAAGCCGCTTCATGACTTCACATCGCACGGCGCTGACAGCTTCCGTTATTTCGCAGTAGCGAAGAATAACCGCAAGCAGGTCGGCACAGTATTCTTCTAAGGAGCATCGCCAGTGAGCGAACAAGATAACGGCCTTCAGATGGCTGTGAACAACCTCGCCACTGAAATGAGGCGAGCGAATTACCTGAATGCCATCGGTATCGGTGGCGGGAACACGAAGCGCCCGACGCTTTACCAGGAATTTGGCTACCCGCGCACGATCACCTTCAACGACTTCTACAACATGTACCGCCGCAACGCCGCTGGCTTCGCTGTGGTGCATCGTCTGCTGGATGGTTGCTGGCAGGATTATCCGGTCATAGTCGACGGTGATGAAGCGCAGGAAGCGGAGAAAACAAACACTTGGGAAAAGAACGTCACCAAGTTCATGAAGAAGTGGTGGCCGAAGGTGAAGGATGCCGATCGCCGTAATATGGTTGGGCGTTACTCAGCGCTCCTGCTGCAGGTGAAAGACAATCGGAACTGGGATCAAGAAGTCGATACTGCTTTAGTAAAACGACTCGGCGAGTCAGCGCTGGTAAAACTCATCCCGGTATGGGAACCACAGTTAACTGTCGCCGAATGGGATAATAACCGTCAGTCAGAAACGTTCGGCCAGCCGAAGATGTTCAACTTCAACGAGCAGCCGGTTGGTGATGAGCCTTTTGTCGGGCCGATGCGCGGAGAACCGGTACACCCGAGCCGCGTTATCCTGTTCTGCGAAGGATCTGAAGACGACAATGTCCTGTCCGGCATCCCGCTGCTGGAGGCTGGTTTCAACAAAGGCCTCGATATCGAGAAGATTTCCGGCGGTGGCGCTGAGGGCTTCCTGAAGAACGCCAGCCGTCAGATTGCCGTCGAATTCAGCAAAGAAACCGACATGAACACGCTGGCAGACCAAGCCAAAAAGGCTGGCTATGCCGATCTCGGTGAAGCGATGGGCGACAAGGTCAACAAGCTTAACCGTGGCACCGATGCTGCCGCCGTGATGCAGGCCGGGCAGATGCACGTTCTGAGTGTTACGCCAGGCGACCCGGGGCCAACGTGGGAAGTCACCGCAAACGAACTGGCAGCCTCCGTGCAAATCCCGTTCACCATCCTGTTCGGTCAGCAGACTGGTCGGCTGGCGAGCGATGAGGATAAAACTGACTGGGCTATCCGCCGTAATACTCGGCGCAATGGCTTCCTTACGGACCGGATCACCGCGTTGCTGGAACGCTTCTGGACGCTTGGGATTATCGACCCGCCGACCAAAGGCGAGGTCACCATCTCATGGAGCGATCTGCTGGCGCCAGGAGAGAAAGAGAAGATCGAGAACGCTTCTAAGTTGGCCGATATTGTGCAGAAAACCACTGGCTTCTATGGCGGTGAGCCGCCAATTACAGCCAATGAGCTGCGAGAAGTTGTTGGGCTTGACCCGCTGCCGAAGCCCAAAGAACCGCCTAACCCGGATGATAAGGTGACTACCGATGATCCACTGGCCGATGACACCAGAACAGACGGCAAAGGTGGGGCCGCCGATAGTTCCTCGCAGCAAGGTTGACCCGACACGCTCTGCAAAGCAGGTTACCGCGATGTACCGGGATATCGAGAATCGGTATCTCGGCATCAAGCGCGCACTGAAAGCTCTGTTCGACCAGCGCCTGACCGGGCGAGAGCGTGAGGTAAACAGCCATAACTGGCATTTCCTGTGCCACGACCACGGCGCGGATATGCGTCTCTACCAGGTCAACGCCGGTAAGTTCATCTACGACATGTCGGCGCAGGAACTGGCGGACCTGCTTGAGGCGGTGCAGGCTATTCTCGATGACCACCTGCTGGATGACGGCGAGCAAAACCTGTGGGCGATGGATTACGTCGTCGCAGAGGCGCAGCGCGGCACGCTGGAGGCTTTCAATAACCTCTCGCAGCAGTCGCAGGTCTACGCCAGCCAGACGACGCTACAGCAGCTTTTAAGCAGTCCCGGTTATCAAAACCAGATTGCCTCCGCCAGACTGACAACGTTCAGCGACTGGAAGGCGATCAGCGATGCTTCCCGGGCAGACCTGACAGGCATCATCACTGATGCAGTGGCGCGCGGGGTTAACCCGAGGGAAACTGCCAGCGTCATCAGTAAGCGCCTTGACGTGAGCATGTCCAGAGCCAAGGCGATTGCCCAGACTGAGCAGGTCGGCGCGCTGCGGCAGGCGCAGTGGAACGAAACGGACTGGGCCGCCGACCGGCTGGGGTTGAATACTGGCTTACTGTGGCTATCAGCGCTCAAGCCAACAACGCGCAGCTGGCACGCCAGCCGTCACGGCAGGGTCTATACCACCGAAGAGGTGCGCGACTTCTACGCCGTGAACGGGAACCGGTACAACTGCTACTGCAGCCAAATCCCGGTGTTGCTCAACGACGACGGCAGCATATTCAATGAAGGTTTGAAAGAAAAGCTCGCCACCGAGAGAAGGGGGTGGCAGAGCTTAGATGGCTAAACTAGCGGAACGATAGATTCGATGTGGAACTCAATTGAAAATATTGGCGTGTCTACATCAACAACCTCAGAAAGGGCCTGCATCACAGCTTTTATTACTTCTTTATCGGTGAGTTTTGGCTCTTTAGGTGATTCGAAAACAGCATCAAGATTTTGTTTTTTGCCTTCAATAAAGGCATGGAATAGAACTTTATATTGCATTTTAACTCCTTGTTTTTAGTGAATAACAGTCATCAGCATAATGAGGCCAATACATGAAGCTGTCCAGCATTCATGTTAAATCCCTCGCCATCAACGCCTCCAACATCTCAACGACCACCATCAACGGCCAGGAACACTACGTCATTCGTGGTGCGGTTCCGATCGTCGATGACATCGTGATGAATGGCGGGCTGTACCCGGCGGAGGAGATTAACAACAGCTACCAGACGATGGAGCGCAAGTTAATGCCGATCGGCCACCCGATGGTTAACGGCAAATACGTCAGCGCCAACGACCCGCAGGCGGTAAATGATTACTACGCCGGGGCATGGGCGCAGAACGTCAGCAAAGCCAGCGACAAGGTGGTGATGGACGTTTACGTCAACAAGGCGGTGGCAGAGGCCAAGCCTGACGGCAAGCGACTGATTCAGCGACTCGACGACATGATCACCGGCAATAACGCCGAACCGATCCACGTCTCCACCGGGCTGCTACTGAACAAAGAGCAAAAGGCTGGCGAGTCGAAGGGGAAGAAACACTACTGGGTCGCCCACAACATGCAGTTCGACCACATCGCCATTCTGCTGGACGAGCCGGGTGCCGGGACGCCTGAAGAGGGTGTGGGCATGTTCGTGAACGCTGATGGGCAGGAGGGCGAGGTCGAAACCGCCAGCCTCATCGACGCGGCGAACAGTCTCAAAGACGGCCTGCTGAACAAGGTGAAGTTCTTCTTCGCCCACAACTCCGACGCCTCATTCGACGAAATCTACCAGATGCTGCGCGAGGCTATCCGCGCGCCGTCAGGAAGTGACGTTTATCGCTATGTGGTGACCGTCTGGCCGGACAAGTTCATCTACGAAGAGGGACGGCATCTCTTCCAGCAGAAATACCTCATCGATGACAACGCGGTAACGCTGGTCGGTGAGCCCATCGAAGTCGTGCGCAAACCCACTGAGTACGAAGTCAAAACCAACGGAGAACAAAACCCGATGAAACAGAAGATGATCGCCGCGCTCAATGCCGCAGGCGTAACAACCGAGGGGCTGACCGACGATCAGGTCTGGGATGCCTACAACCAGCAGATGCAGAAGAAAGCCGGTGGCGGCGATCCGGCGGGCACTCCTATGAATGCTGAAGCCATCACCGCAGCGGTAAACATGGCGATCGGACCACTGACCGACAAAATCAGCCACCTGGAAACTCAGCTGCAGGCCAATGCGGAGAAAGACACCGCCGAGAAGCGCCAGGCGGTGAAAGCCAAGTTCCCGTTCATGACTGAAGCGGCGATCAACTCGCTGGCTCCCGAAGCGCTGAACGATATGTTCTCTCAGTGCCAGACCAGCACCGGGCTGAACCCTGCATTCCAGGGTAACGGCGCACAAAGCGAAATCCTTACCATGGAGGCACCTGAATAATGGCACTCGCTCCTCGTTTCCATACCGTAATCGCGGGCCCGGCCCGCAAGAATGACCCACAGGTCATTGAGGCGCTCATGGCAGCCGCCGTTAAGCCTGGCTCTCTGGTGATGCTGGACAGCTCCGGGAAAATTGCAGTCCATGCGACCGCTGGCGGTACCGGCGTTCCGCTGGCGCTTCAGCACAACTACATCGGCGGTGGTGATATTCGTGACACCGTTCCGGCTGGTGACACGGGCGCCGCCATCATGTGCGAAGACGATGTCGATTACCACATGCTGGTCAAGGCTGGCGAAGTCCTGCTGGAGAACGAAGGCCTGATCTCCAACGGTGACGGCACCCTGGCGAAATCGACCACTCCGGCCACTGACCACATCCTCTTCTACTCACGCGAGAAAATCACTGTCGGCGCGGAAGCGCAGCTCGTGAAAGTTCGCAAATCAGGGAAAGCAACCGCATGAGCATGATCGTTTTCAACAAAAAGCTGGTTACCGAATATAACCAGGTTAAGCAGGCGTGGAATCAGCTGCTGATGCAGCGCCAGGCCTTCAACATCAACCAGAACACCATTTCCGCACAGTACGGCGGCGCGGTGGAGGTTAACCAGGCAGCGCTGATCTCCAAAGACTACTGGCGCGAAGTGGACAACATCACCACTCGTGTTTTCCGCAATGACGAAGGTAATGGGCTGTTGGATGACCTGCTGGGGCTTGGTACGCCGATCTCTATCGGCAAAACCGCCGCTCTGTACCGCGTTTCCAGCGACGCCGGCAAGGTGCATCGCACTCTGACTGGCCATGTGCCGGAAGAGCTGGATAAAGTCATCTACGACGAAGCAGGCGACCCGATCCCAATCTTCAACACCGGCTACAGCCGTGAATGGCGTGAATGGAACGGCATGCAGTCGGAAAACCTCGACGCGATGGCCGACGACCAGGAAGCGCACGTTGCGGCCATCCGTGAAGACATGGCTGACTACATGCTGTCTGGTGACGCGAAGGTGAAGGTGAAGGGCTACGTCGGTGCAGGCATCGCCAACCACGCCAACACCAATCAGGTGGATCTGAGCGCGTCCGGTCTGAATATCGACCTGACCACCGCCAACCCTGACGAGATGGTCGCGTTCTTCACCGGTCCGTTCGCGAAGCTCCTGGACGATAACTACGTGCAGGAAAAGGTGAAGGTGTGGGTGTCACCTGACATCATGCGCAACATGAGCAAACCGTATTCCTCCGCTGCCGGCTTCAAAGAAGGCACCGTGCTGGAGTACATCCTGCGCTACGGCCGCATCGAATCGGTGAATCAGACCTTTAAGCTGACGGGTAACCACTTCATCGCGTACGTGCGCAATTCGCAGTACATCAAGACGCGTATCGCCGCGCCGGTGGGCACCTTCATGATCCCGCGCCAGAATCCGTTCGACAACTACAACACTCTGGTATGGAGTGCGGTCGGTCTGCAGATTAAGCGCGATTTCAACGGTCGCTCGAAAGTGTTCAACGCACAGGGTTAAGGGGCTTCGGCCCCTTCTCTTCAGGAGAGAACATGCAAAAGTTAAGAATCGAAAAACCGGGCTGCTGGGGCACGATTGATGGCGTATTCCAGCAACTGCCTGTTGGTCACGAGTTCATCGCGGCATCCGTTCCGCCAGCGTTCGCAGGCCGGGTGTCAGTCGTCGGTGAAGTCGATGAGCAGGATCTTGAAGTCGCCACCCCTGGTGATAATCCTGCAGAGCAGGCAGAGCAGGCAGAGCAGGCAGAGCAGGCAGAGCAGGCAGAGCAGGCAGAGCAAGCAGAGCAGGCAGAGCAGGCAGAAACCTCCTCTAAATCGAAGAAGGCGAAATAACCATGGCTGACCCAATCACGGCGGCAGACGTGCAGGCGTTCCTCGGTGAATTGGGTTACTCCATCCCGGGGGCGCTGCTTGAGCCTATCCTCTGCGTGGTGAACAAAATCATCCCGTGCCTCGACGGGGCCGGGTATGACGACTGCACCGCGAAGCTGATCCTGATGTACGCCGCCGCGCTGATGGCTACGTCGTCCGGCGCGCGCCGCATCAAATCGCAGGGTGCGCCGTCTGGCGCGTCACGCTCGTTTGAGTACGGCGACGACAGCATCACCTGGTTACGCGATTCACTGGGCCGCCTCGATACCAGCGGCTGCACTGGGGAGCTGCCAATCAGCGCTGGTAATAGCGTCGGAATGTTCATGGTCGTCGGGGGCTGCGGATGACCTGGACACCTGTTAGCGTCCGGCAGCCGCGCCCATTCACCCGCGTCTGGGTGTTGACCGATGCCGGGCGGGAGACTACCGGCTACGTGAAATCGGACGGCGAGTGGTTCATTAACTGCCCGCGGATTCGGGCGACTGGCGCGGTGGTACTGCGCTGGAGGGAGGGATGATGTCAGCAACGGCTAACTGGTCATACACCGCCAAAGCCACCATCTGGCGCAAGGGTGCAGGCGGCAGGGACGAGAACGGCGATCCCATAAACGGCTATGACGCGCCCGTCGTCATCATGGTCGATTATGAGGGAGGGCTGTCAAAGCGCATCGGAAACCTGGGCGCTGAAATCGTCGTGAAAAATACCGTCTGGACGGAGTACGCGCTGGCCGACGCCGGTGATTACCTGCTGATTGGTGAATCCACTGAAGCCGACCCGGTTGCTGCTGGCGCTGACGAGGTGCGGCAGGTCATCCGCTATGCCGACACGTTCGAGCGAGTGGCGGATGATTTCGCCATCCTGACGGGGGTGTAGCTATGGGCATCAAAGTGAAGGGCATCAGCCAGGCGAAAAAGCATCTGAATGACATCATTAACGACGTTCAGGGCCGGAAAGCAGTCCGCGCCATCCAGTCAGCGTTGATTCTTATTGGTGCCCGGGCTGCTTATTACACCCCCATCGATACCTCTACGCTGGTGAACAGCCAGTTCCGGGAAATTGATGCGAGTGGCGTGATTATTACCGGGCGCGTCGGCTATTCGGCCAACTATGCGGCGTATGTGCACGAGGCGTCCGGCAAGTTGAAAGGCCAGCCGCGTGCGCACTTCGGCACCACTCGATCAGGGCAGGAGTTTGGCGGCGGCACCGGGACGGGGAACTACTGGGATCCGCACGGTGAACCTCAGTTCCTGACCAAAGGAGCAAACGAAGAGCGCGATGCTATCGATGCAGTGATGCGCAAGGAGCTTTCGCTATGACACCCATGATGCATGAGCGGGTGCGCAACATGTTCGGTGATGCTGGCCTGACAGCCGGATTTACGGTGCAAAAGTTGATGTACGACGACCCGGAGGATTTGACCCAGGCCGTGATGGTATTCCGGCCAAACGGTGGTTCGAACATCCGTCACGACCTTGGATCTGAACATCACGTCCTCGTTGATGTGATCGGTGCGAAGGATAAGCGCGGCGACGCCGCCGATGCCGTGCAGCGCATCGTCGATTACGTCCAGGCCAACCCTATGGCTGATGAGTGTGTCGGCTACATCCAGAACATGGGCGCAATCCCTGCGCCGGTGCTCACGGCAGAAGGTCGGATAGTCTTTCGCCTCCAGTTCGCCTGCACCTACGGCGAATAGCCATACCAACCAAATAGACCCGCTCCGGCGGGTTTTCTTTTTTATACGTCAAAGAGGAAGTTTCTATGGCTAATTGCCAGAACTCGAACGAACGCCTGTTCGGTGGTGCAGTCGTACTGGAAGTCGCCGATGGTTGCCCGGACGTCAAACCACTCGAAGCTGAGTGGAAGGCGCTGGCGGCCGGTACGTCGAAAGGCTTCGACTTTAACCCGAACTCGGTAACCTCAGATGCGGATGACGGCGGTGGCTATGTCGAAACCATCATCACCAACAGTGATTTTACCCTGAGCTTCGAGGGTGAGGTCCGCAAGAAGGATAAGCTGGATCAGTACGGTGTTGGCAAATTCATCAAGTATTTCGCTGACGAGCTGAAGGCCAAGCGCCAGCCCGGTATCTGGGTGCGTATGGACTACGGCCCGGTAGAATTTATCGGCTACATGAACATCACGGCGCTGAGTTCTGACGGCGGTACCAACGATATCGTCACGTTCTCTACCGAGTTCAAAGTGGGCGATGCCAGCACCATCGAGGTTAACGAAGTGACAGCGGTGGCGGTGACCGGCGTAACGGTAACCCCTGCTACCAGCACCGGCGCGGCAGGCGGTACCAGCACCTTTACGGTGAATATCGCCCCGACTGGCGCAACCAACAAAGACTTCACCGTAGCATCAACCGATCCAACCAAAGCCACTGCCACTGCCTCCGGTACCACCGTCACGGTGAACCGCGTCGCCGCCGGCAGCGCGCAGATCATCATCAACACCGAAGATGGAAACTTTGTGGCCGTGCATACGGTTACCGTTACCTAACGGACATTCCAAAGGGTGGCCTCGGCTGCCCTTGATAATGCTCGTTACCCGGGAAGGAAAATGAATGCACTAATCGACATTGGCGAGTTTTCTGTCAGTGATGGCCGTGAAGGAGGAAAAGACTACCTGCTGAGACCATCACTGATGGCTATGACGCGGATCGGCAATCCAGCGGAGATTGTTCAGGCGTATGCCACGGTGCACGGTAGCGATGTTGCTGCCGTCATCCAGTTCTGTACTGATACGCTTGGCCGCTTTCCGGACTGGCTGTCGCCATCCATGAATCGCATCGCAGAACGGCTGCTATCGCTGAGTATGCACATCATGCAGGCCTGCTGTGATGACGATCTTACCCCGATGATAGGTGAGTGGAAAGGGTGGAGCCGGTACGTTGTTTACCGGCCCGGGCAGATGCCGAGAAACGACATCATCGTGCTGGCTCAGCACCTTATGCAGCATGGCGTCGTAGGTAAGGCCAGTGTGCGCCGCCTGCAGCGGCATGAGTCAGGTGAAACGACGAACGAGTTTAAGGTCTTCGACTACATCAGCGCGGCGCGTAGCCACTTCGGCATGAGCCGGGAAGAGGCTGCGGCGCTGACAATGACTGAGTTTCAGCTGATGCTGGCGCAGAAATACCCCGATCAGAAGGGCTTCACCCGCGAAGAGTACGACGCGGTTGCTGATGACTACCTGAAAAAGCAGGCGGCACGCCGGGCGCAGGCGAATCAGAAGTAATCGGCATTCACTCCGGGCACCTCTTGAGATCAATAAATCAGCAGTTGCCGTTGCGCCTGTGCTATTCCTGGGTAGGATGTTTCCATTTTTACCAATCGGGAATAGGGATATGAAGAAGTTAGCTTTGGCATTGCTTGCAGTGGTTTCTTTGGGGGCTTCTGCGTCAAATACGTACACAAAAGAACAACTCAACTCAATGGCTGCATCTGGGAGTTACCCAGAACAGGAATCGCCAGTTACTAAGAGCGTTGAGTCAGTGTCATTTGAGAGGTGTAAGCAAGACACCTACGGCGTTTATAACCAAGTAGCTGGCAATTATCCGGCACAAGAAGTTGTCAACACCGGCATCCTTTACATTGTTAAAATTTGGACCAATGACGGCGTGATCATGGTTTCATGTTCAGGGCCTGATGGTAAAAAACTTGTCACTCAATCCTCCTACAAGTAAGGGAATATCTATGAGCGAACAAGAGCAACTGCAGCGTTTGAGTGAAGAGGTGGCCAGAGCATACCTGCGCCACCTGGAAGCAACCACTGGCGGAAATACGGTTACTTACGATGGTGTGACAAGATCAATTACTCTCGAAGAACTACTTTTTGGCCTAATAGGGGTCGCACATTTCAATGCTAAAAACCACCCAAACGACGAGATACTAAAAGACCCATATAAACATCTCTCGCACATGATTGATATTTTATCAAAGCCATATGTGATAACTGAGTTCGGTCTAAAAGTTATTGAACATATGAATGAAATTTCCATTCATAAACAGCGTGGGGTGTTGATGTGAAAACGGGTGCAATGTGCTTATCTTTGCTGTTTTTAATTTCTGGTTGCGATGATGGCGGAAAAGGAAGTGTAGCTAACGGGGCCGATACAGCTATAACAATGTTCAAATCATCTATGAGTGAGGGTGATCATCCACCCTTCGAATATCAGCGCCTCGTATTCAAACCAGATCAGCAAAACTCAAGCAAGGTAATAAGTGGATGGGTTTGCGGAGATGGAAGCATGAAGCGTGATGATAAGACCTTTAACTTTAAAGTTAGAGGTCATGTTATTAAGTCAGAAGATATTTCATATGTTGGTGACATAGCCGCACTGCTTTCTGATACTGAAATGGTCAAATACGACATTCTTTACAATAAGAATTGCAAAGAATAAGCAGGAAGAAATCTTAACAAACCTCGCCTCGGCGGGGTTTTTTATTGCCCGGAGATAGCAATGGCAAAAGAACAAAATGCTGGCAGCGTCGTCTATACGGTAAGCGCTGAGATCGAGCCCCTACTGATTGCTGGTAAGCAGGCCATTGATGTTCTGGATAAGCTGGATGCAGCCGCTCAACAATCTGGCAAGGGAATGGATAGCCTGGACCAGAGTACATCCCATACTGGATCGGCGTTCAACGAACTGGCTGGATATGCCAATTCAATGGATAACCAACTGCGTAAACTGAACACCAATGTAAGCGGCATAGCTCGCGCCATGGAAGAAGCTCGCAGCGGTACCGGGGGAGCAAACAGCGAATTCAATCGCGCTGAATCTATCATTGAGGCATTGGGTAACCAGTTGGCAATACTGGACGAGGCGCAGGAGAATGGTGCTCGCAGCGCTGCAGTGCTGGCAGCCCAGTTGCGCGCTGGCTCTAAAGCCACCGATGAAGAAAAGCAGAAAATTGGCGAGCTGACAGGCCGTCTATACGATATGAAAACCAGTGTAGATGCCGGTTCAAAAGGGCATGGGAACTGGAAAACCAGCATGCAGCAAGCTGGCTACCAAGTGCAGGACTTTATCGTTCAGGTTCAGGGTGGGCAGTCTGCACTGGTGGCTTTTGCTCAGCAGGGATCGCAGCTTGCTGGAGCCTTCGGTCCGGGAGGTGCGGTAGTAGGTGCTGTTCTTGCGCTAAGCACGGTTGTAGCAGGGGCACTAATAACATCTTTGAACGGCGGAAAGACAGCCATGGATGCGCTGAAAGATGCGGCCGAGGCGATGGATAAGGTCATTACTATTTCGCAAAATGGTGTGGCTGCGCTGTCAGATAAGTACGCAATGCTCGCTAAAACTAACGCAGAAGCAGCGACCATTCTCCGCAATCAAGCCATCATTGAATATAATTCAGCTGTTTCAAAGATACCGAAGGCTATTGGTGATGCAGCAGCTTCGGTAATTGATTTCGGCGATAAAGCTCTCAGCGCTTTTTCAGGTGGCTATGCATCAATTAAGGGGTTCAGTGATCGACTTGCCTCGCTGAATATCACCACTGATGACTACACAGAGGCAATGAAGCAGGCTTATGGCGCTGGACAGGCCTTTCAGGCTACAGCGAGTAGCATTGGCAATACCGTTGGCTCGGTTGCGAGTAAGTTCGCAATCTCTGAGCAAGCTGCCTTTAAACTTGTAAAGCAAATGGATGAAGTGCAGCGGACCAAATCCACAGAAGCACTTCAAAGATTGGTCATAGAATTACAAAACACCAAAAGCTCATCAGATAGCGGAACTAACGCGATTATCGAGTTTTTGAAACCACTAACGGAATTAGTTGGTGCGGCTGGGATGGCAAAAGTCAACTTGGCCGGTATGAACCTTGAGATGGACAATCTCACCGCTGGCCAGAAAAACCTTATCAAGCAGACAGAACGCAACTTGGCACTGTCAAAATTGCAGGGTGAGGAGCGAGCGCGACTGCAGGCGCAATACGCAGCAGAGGATGCGGGATTTGCAAAAGATGATCCGCATGCCAAGCGCATGGAAGATGATGCCGCGGCGACGTACCGTAACACTCAGGCACAGAAAACACTCCAATCCGAGCAGAAAAAAGGTGCTTCGCAGTCTGAATCCATTGCCCAGAAGCTGGCAGACCTCAAACAGCAGGCTGAACTGGCCGCCGGCTCGACCCAACAACTGAGCCGTGAACAGGCCATCCTCACTGCCCAGCAGTCTTTGGGTTCCGCTGCCACTCAAAACGACCTCGAACTGGCAGGACGTTATGCTGCAGCAAAATGGGATACAGCCAATGCGCTTAAAGCCCAAACAGCTGCCGAAAAACTCCTGCCGGAAGCGCGCGAAAACGCCAGCTATAAGCAGGATGTTGCGGATCTGAATACTGCCCTGGCCGCGAAGAAAATAAGTCAGGAACAGTACAACGAGACCGCAGAACGCCTGGAGGCTACGCACCAGAATAACCTCGCCAAAATCCGTGCTCAGCAGGCAGTTACGCCCCAGCAGGAAGCGGCTGGCACTGTTGACCCGGTGCAGCAACTGGCAAACGAGAACGCGCGCAAACTCGCACTGATCCAGCAGTACGAGCAGCAGGGCGTGTTAACCCATCAGAATGCGCTGGCGCTACGAGCTGCAGCTGATACTGAATACGAGCAGGCGCGTATCGCCGCCCAGTGGGAAATCTATCGTAATCAGAGCACTGGCAATGAACTGCTGGCTACCTCGCTGGAAGGCCTGCAGAGCGGGGCAACCAACGCACTCACCGGACTTATTGACGGCACCCAGAGCCTGCAGGAAGCAATGGCTAACGTCGGCTCGACCATCATCAACAGCGTGATCAGCAGTCTCGTAGAGATGGGCATGCAGTGGGTTAAAAACCAGGTGATGGGGCAGGCAGCGACGGCGGCTTCTCTGGCTTCCACCATGGCCCAGGCAACAGCTGCCGCATCAGCCTGGGCGCCTGCAGCAATGAGTGCGTCGATCGCCACGTACGGCAGCGCCGCTGCTGTTGGTGAATCGGCTTACGCCGCTTCTCTTCTTTCCGCTAAGGGGTTAGCTGTCGCCGGTGCCCGCGAACACGGCGGCCCGGTATCTGCCAGTTCCATGTACCGCGTGGGCGAAGGTGGCAAACCTGAGATTTTCAAAGCCAGCAATGGCAGCCAGTACATGATCCCCGGCGATAACGGTCGCGTCATCAGTAACCGGGATATTGGCGGTGGTGGCGGCGGGTTCAATTACAGCCCAACTATCCAGATCAACGGTAATCCGGATGAAAAAACCATTGCCCTGGTAGAAGCGGCAGTGGCTCGCGGTGGTAAGCAGGTATACCAGCAAATAAGCGGGGACCTTGCCTCAGGGAAAGGAAACGTCTCTAAAGGTCTGCAAAGCGGCTGGACCGCTAAAAGGAGGATCGGTTAATGGGTAAGCAAACCGACATCAATTACCCCCATGAGTACCTGCCAATGCCCCAGCGCCCCGGGCATGGATTCACCCCGGTCAGCTCCCTGCAGCGTTCCACCATGACATCCGGCCGCACGCGCCAGCGTCGCAAATACACCTCGGTTCCGACTGAGGCATCTGTTTCGTGGGTGTTTAACGATGCCCAGGCGCAGCTGTTTGAGGTGTGGTTCAGGGACGTGATTACTGACGGTGCAGCGTGGTTCAACATGCGCATGCGTACTCCGATGGGTGTCGGTGACTACGTCTGCCGGTTCAAGGATATCTACGAAGGTCCGGTACTGTATGCCCTGGGGTTCTGGAAATACACGGCAATCCTTGAGTTGTGGGAGCGTCCAATCCTGCCACCTGGCTGGGGTAATTTCCCTGAGTTCATCGTCGGGCAGAGCATTATTGATTACGCGCTCAACAAGGAGTGGCCGGAAGCATGACAAGCCCAACACTCAACAGGCTGTATGCCAGCGGAGGCAGTGAGATCCTCTTCAACACGCTGCAGATTGCCGTCGGCGGCCAGACTTACTGGCTGGTTGAGAACTTCGAGGATATCACTGCTGTAACGGAAACTGGCACATCGGTGAAATTCGAAGCCGCTGCCATGGCCGTCGCGCTGCCAGCCAGAAATAAGGATGGCACACAGGATCTACAGTTCGTCATCAGCAACATTGACGGCATCGTTTCCACTGCAATACGCAACGCCCTGGCTAACCTCAATAGCGGCACGCTGATAATGCGGCAGTACATCTCAACCGATTTGAGTTTCCCTTCGGCACCGCCTCTGGTTTTCCAGATTAAAGACGGGTACTGGAAAGCGACTGAGGTGCAGATTAAAGCCGGTTTCCTCAATATTCTCGATACTGCATGGCCGCGCTACCGTTACACGCTTCCTGTCTTCCCGGGCCTCCGCTACCTCCAGTAGGAAATCACCATGTTCAATCCAGATAAATACCGTTCTGTCGAGTGGCAGAAGGGCGGGCGCGCTTACCCCGCGCTGGACTGCTTTGGCATCGTCAACGAAATCAGGCGCGATCTGGGTCTGGCTCCGTGGCCTGATTTCGCCGGAGTCACGAAGGATGATAACGGTCTCGACCGGGAGGCGCGCGGGCTGATGGCTGGCCTGACTCGATGTGAACCGGTCCCGGGCGCGGGTATCGCCTGTTATTCCGGTTCAGTGGTGACACACGTTGCCATCGTGGTCGAGATTGACGGCCAGCTGCGTGCCGCAGAGTGCAATCCCCGCACCAATGTAACTTTTCTGCCGCTGGCGCGGTTTGCGCGCCGCTTTGTTCGCGTGGAGTATTACCAGTGACGATCCGAATCTATCCATCCCGGCTGCAGGGCGAACCGCTGGAGACGCACGAGCACGAAACGATGACCCTCAGCGCCTGGTTTGCGCTGAACGTGAAGGACTGGGCACCGGATCGGCAGCACCCGGTTGCGGTTGAAATCGACGGAGTCCCGGTCCCGCCGGCAGAGTGGCCACTGTGCGTTATCAAGCGAGAAACAGACGTCAGGATGTTTCCGGTACCATACGGTACCGGTGCGGAAATCGCGCTGTGGGTTGCCGTCAGCGTAGCCGTCGCCTCTGCTGCGTACAGCATCTACATGATGAGCACAATGTCTCAGGCTGGCGGTGGCGGCTCCCAGGCGGCCAGCGGTGACCAGATTGACCTCAACCCGGCCAAAGCGAACGCGGCAAAACTGGGTGACCCCATCCGGGAAATCTTCGGAAAATATCGCGTCTGGCCTGATTACGTTGTGCAGCCGGTGAGCCGTTTCGTCAACGAGACCAGCATGGAAACCAGCATGTTCCTGTGTGTGGGTGTCGGCGACATGGTGATTAACCAGTCCGACATTAAGATAGGCAATACGCCGATCTCCGCGTTCGGTACCGACGTGCGCTACACCCTCTATCCGCCTGGTGCCACGGTATCAGGCGATACCCGTACCGAAAACTGGTTCAACTCACCAGAGGTCGGCAATACCGGCTCCGGTACCGCCGGGCTGGATCTGGGATCAAGCGGCCCGGAGACGGTCAGTATTATCGCTGATGCGCTGGTTGTGTCGGGGAACTCCATCACGCTGGTTGACGTATCGTCGTCTGGGGATGAGGAAATCCCGCCGTCGTGGACTGTCGGAACGGTGATAACCGTGCTGGCCCCAAACTCTTATACGGTCGTGTCGTCCGGCGGTTACAGCGTGATTTATGGCGGGGTAGAGGAGCTGGCACCGGTGGTCGGAATGGCGGTGTCTCTCAACTATAACGGCAACGACTACGACCTGGTGATCGCCAGCTATGCCCCGGGAGTTCCGCCGGTGCCGGGTGTGGGCGGTAGCGCCGCCAGCATCACCGCTAACGCCGCGCCGACGACCTACGATTTCAGCAGCACGCCTGTGACGTTCAGCATCAGCTGGCAGGGCACGACTTACCCGGTATCGCTGGTGACCAACTATGTCACCATGTCAGGCCTGGTTTCTTCGATCACCTCTCAACTCTCTGGTTCCGGCCTGGTCGCGCGCGATAACAGTGGGCGGCTGGAGATTGTCGAGGCCAGTAGCCCATATGCTGGCGGGTCCATTACGAACAGCCCGTTGCCCGTTGCTGTGTTCGGTGATGCTCCGGTCAATACGGCTGGCGTGAAATCTACGGGCGGCACGGCGGAGGTAAGGGCGCACATCGCCCTAGCCTATAACAGCGCCACTGGTACGCCATTCACCGGACTGCTGGAGGGTATTCAGCGATTCTCTCTGGGATTGTCTGGCAATCAGTTCCGTATCACCGATGTGGACAGTCAGACGGTAACCGTGGAGCGGCTTACGGTCACCACTGGGCCGGGCGGTGAGACCATCACCACGCCGGATCCATCGTGGCCTGGATTCACTGAGCGCACGCTGTTGGATGCGACCGTAACGGGTGTCAGCGACGATTACGAATGGGTTGGCCCGTTCCTGGCCTGCCCGGACGGGGAAACGCTGGACGCATTCGAGGTGAACATCAACTTCCAGAGCGGCCTGGTGCGTTATACCGATAAAGGAAACAAGCGCTCCATGCCGGTACGCCTGGTGATCCAGTATCGCAAGGTCGGCACCACCACCTGGCAGCAGCAGTCTCCGTTCTATTCGCGCAGCACTGAAAACCAGATCGGGTTTACGCATCGCTACAACGTGTCACCCGGGCAATATGAGATACGGATGCGCCGCACCGAACCAGTTAAGGGTGGCAGCACACGCGACCAGGTTTTCTGGCAGGCGCTGCGCTCCCGGCTCAGCAAGCGCCCAACGAAGTACGATGGTGTCACCACCATGGCACTGACCGTGCGCACAGGGAACCGCCTGGCGGCCATGTCCGATCGTCGGATTAGCGTCACACCAACCCGGATTTACAGCGGCGGCAGAACAGCGCGGAGCATCAGCGGTGCGCTATACCATGTGCTGGAGTCGCTGGGGTTCGCGGCCAGCCAGATTGACTCGGCGGCAATTGATGCGCTGGAGCAAACCTACTGGACGCCCCGCGGGGAGAAGTTCGACTGGGCGAGCGGTGAGAGTAAATCAGCCCTCGAGGTGCTGCAGAAGATCACCAACGCAGGGATGGGATATTTCCTTCTGTCTGACGGGCTGGCGTCTGCCGGCAGGGAAGGGATTAAACCCTGGGTCGGCATGATCACCCCGCAGGAAACCACCGAGGAACTGCAGACCGCGTTTAAGGCGCCGAGTCAGGATGATTACGACGGGGTCGATGTCACCTATATCAATGGCACGACATGGGCTGAAGAAACTGTTCAGTGCCGCTTGCCCGGTAATCTGACGCCAGTGAAGGTGGAGGATTACAAACTGGACGGCGTTCTTAATGAGGACCGCGCCTACCGCATCGGCATGCGCCGGCTGCTGGGCTACCAACTGCAGCGCCTGCAGCACACCACCTCAACGGAAATGGATGCGCTCTGCTACGAGTTCATGGATCGCATTGTGCTGGCCGACGACATCCCCGGCAGCCAGACGCTGAGTTGCCTGATTACCGATATGAAGTATGACAGCAGCAAAATCACCTTGACGCTCAGTGAGGCCCCGGACTGGTCGTTTGAAAACCCGCGCGTGATTATCCGACATCAGGATGGCAGGGCTTCGACAATGGTAGTGCCGACACGCATTGACGACTTCACCATTTCGGTACCGTACAGCGCCGCGCTGGAGCCAGAACTGTGGGCGATGAACGACCCGTACATTGAGCCACCGCGCCTGCTTTTCTGCTCATCAGTCCGGGTGCCGTATGACGCACTGGTCGGGGAAATATCTCCGGGTAACGACGGTATCAGCCAGGTCACAGCGATCCAGTACCACCCAGGGAAGTACGCTTACGACGACGCCACATACCCCGGTGACGCTGCTTAACAGCAAATCAAAATTATCTGACCCGCTACGGCGGGTTTTTTTATGCCCGGAGCGAGCATGACCACATACGCCACTAAAAATTCGATCGGGTCCATGGATCCGAAGGACCTTTTTGATAACGCCCAGAATCTTGACTATGCGCTGAACGACATTACGAAAGCGATCTGGAAGGACCGTTTTGGCAGGGACAGAAAAACTTACTGGGGGATGGAGCAGGCGTTCTCATCTCAGTTGCTCAGTCAGCAAATACGGTTTAACTATTTCATCCAGAATTCTGGCTACAAAGTTGTTGGGGACTATACCTCCAGTCCTCTGACCGTTACTGACTATAACCAGCTGATTCGCTATCAGAATGAGCTTTATAAATTAACGGCCGATACAGCGATTCCTTATACGACAACCGGCAATAATGCTGCTTCATGGGTTAATGATTCCGCTCATTTCATCAACGTTGGAGATGCTGCGCTCCGTCAGGAGTTAGCCCTGCCGGGCGGGTCATCCCTGGTCGGCGGCATTGAAATCACAGCCGAGTCATTCGGAGTAGTAAGTGGAACCGTTGGAGCAGCAACAGCCAAAGCTAACGCCGATAAGATCATGCAAAAGGCCGCAGAGATTAGCGCTGCGGGTGGTGGGAAGATCCTCTTCCCGCGGAGTCTTTATCAGGTTCACATGAATGAGTCTGATTACAGCTCTGATCTCGCCACTATTCGGGTGGCCGCGCTTTGTATTCCCTACGACAACGTGATCCTGTGTGGCCAGGGGTGGAATTCCACCACGATCCAGGCGTACGCCACTAATTCGGCTTATACCGTTATTCAGTGGACCAAAGCCCCACTGGTAAATGGGGTGACGAAAGTCCACGGAGTGGGGCTGCACAACATCTGTATCGACGCTAACTATCAGGGCGATTTCACGCCGGCATCTTATGTCCGACAGACTGAAGGTATCGTTGGGGCAGGCATAGAAGGTCTTAACATCAGAAATCTCAAAGTGAAGAACTGTTCTCACTATGGGATGGGGTTACAGAACGGGGGCTATAAAGGCTGCAGCATTGACGGTTACTGGTCGGAAAACACTGGCGCTGACGGTATCGACATTAAGGATAACGGCTCTGTTAGCCGCGCTTTCCAGATCAGCAATGCCATTATCCTGAACTTCGGTCAGCTTGATGAGCCTGCTAATCCATGGGCGGGTGTGGACGTTATGTCGCTGGCTCCCCAGGTATCCAATGTTTTCGTGTCTGACTTTGGTAACAAAGGTCAGCCCGGTGCGGCAGTGCGTCTTAAGCAGGGCCCTATTGGTGATTTAGCCAGTCGTGGAACGGCAGGGGCATGGGCCAACGTTTCTAATATCACGGCAATTCAGAACCGCTTTAAAGCCACCCCGTCCGGGGTAATTACGCTTCACATTAAAGCGCCTCATGTTAACTATTCAAATATCGTGGGCTATGGCGACGGCGGCAAAATTGGCGCTGGCGTATGGATTGAAGAGCGATATTGCCATGGGGCTAATGTCCAGATAGCGCATGCAAATGACGGGTATTACACCAGCACGGCATCAGGTCCAAGCGATCGCGTTTATGGCGATGCTGACTCCTGTACAATCACTGGCCTGACTGTTATGGATACTGGTCGGGCGCTCATCCTGAACCGAAAATACCAGAAGCTGAACAACGTTATCCTGAAAGATTGTCCTGTGGGTGTTGTTGCCGGTGGGAGTGGGTCCGGGAAGGTTATTATCAAAGGCCTGCACCTGGATAACGTTACCGATCCTTTCGGTCAGATGGGAGGCACTCTTCACGCCATCACTGATGTTACAGGCCCCAGCTCAGCAAGCTGGCAGGCTGGCATTGGCGTGATAAAGGGTGCCAATGATTTAACTGCCACCGCGATATTCAGTAAAAACGGCATTCGTCTTTATTCAGGCTCCACTGATGATGCTCTTGGCACGGAACTCGCGCGCTTTGCCTCGACTGTAAGTGATGTATTTTCTACGCTGCGTATCACCGGCAACCTCCAGCCGGTCGCCGCCAACACATATTCTGTAGGCACAAATACATTGCCATGGGCGGGCGGTTATACCCAGACAGCGTTTACAGTCACCTCCGATGAACGGCAAAAATCGCGACCAGTGATGCTGGCGCGTGGCTCTCTTGATTTTGATGTTTCATCAGACGAGCGATTGATGCAAATGCCTTATGCCGATGAAATTCTGGATGCCTGGGCGGAAGTCGATTTCGTGCAGTTCCAGTTCATTGACCGCATAGAGGCTAAAGGAGACGATGGAGCCCGTTGGCATGTCGGCATTATTGCTCAGCGTGCGCAAGAGGCGTTTATCCGTCATGGACTTGATCCTCACCAGTTTGCTTTCTTCTGTTACGACCCAGAGGAAACCATTCCCGCTGTGTATGAATCCGTCCCGGCGAAGTATGAAGTTGTGCCAGCCGTTTATGATGCCGAGGGCAGGCTGGTTTCGCCAGAGTTGTGGGAAATGACTGAACCAGCGCATGAAAAGCTGGTAGCTGAGTCTTACGTTGTCGGTGAGAAATACGGGATTAGATACGAGGAGGCGCTTGTGATAGAGGCGGCTCTACAGCGTAGAAACGCCGATAGGCAGAAAGCATTAACCGATCAGTTGTCAAACCTCATTAAGGAATTAACGATACGACTGGAGACTCTCGAGTCGTGATGACAAATGGCAAGGGATTGCCGTGTGCCTGTCAAATCGAAGCTGTCTAACTTTCACAGCATGTCCCTTCTATTGGGTGTCGAGATACCACCCTTGACCACATCCGCTTATTTTGGTTTTATGAGGTCACACTTACATAATGAGCCTTTTGACTCATTAAATCATGCCTCAGGAAGAAGAATGATAGATAATTTTATTGCAGGTGTTAAAGAGAGAATTAAATCATTAAGCCCTGTAGCCGAGCATATACGCTTTCCTGTTCCAGAAGAAATATCTCCAGAACCGTCTGTAGGTTGTGATGTTAAAATATCAACAGGAAGAGGCGGTAAAATCTATACTGGTGAAGGCCTTAAAACTATTGGGCCGATAGTGAAAATAACAGCAGATGGTGAGTGCACAGTAATTATAGGGAAAAATGTAACGTTAAATCGCTGTGTTATTCAGGCTGGCGGGAATGGTTGCTTTATTTCAATTGGTGATAACTGCCATCTATCTGGATTGACCATTGTAGCTAAAAGAGATAATTCAGTAGTTATCATTGGAGAAGGGACTACCTGGGAAAGCGGCGCGGCATTAAACGGACATGGTAAAGTAATCTATATTGGTAATGATTGCATGATTTCAAATGGCGTCATGATAAGAACTAGTGACGGCCATGGAATTTTCGACGCATCGACAAAAGAATGTATCAATCAACCTTCTGATGTGCTTATTGGCGATCATGTTTGGCTTGGCAATTCTTCAAGAGTTAACAAGGGAAGCACGATTCATTCAGGTAGCGTAATAGGTCAAGGCTCCATCGTTTCTAAAGTTGTAGATGGGAACTGCATCTATGCCGGAATCCCTGCGAAGAAAATCAAAGAAAACATCGTCTGGTCCAGGTCTGACTCATACGAAAAGATCCCGGAAGAGTACCGAATTTAGTTCAGCAATCACAACTCCGCGCTTGATCTGCACCTCCTTTAAAACTACTGTATATAAAAACAGTAATAAGGAGTGCGGATCATGCCCCGCCGTTCCGACATTCACGTCGCATTTGTGGCCGCAATACAGCTAAACCCCAAGGGCTACCGGTGCTTACGCACAGATGACTTCATCCGTGAGTTGCGTGCCAGGAACTGGCATTTCACGCCGGACGACGCCAATGAATGGATAGAGCGCTACCAGGAGTTCTTCGTCGATAAGACGCCGGACAACAGCCAGAACCGTCTCTGGATGATGCGCAACATGGGGAGGGTCGTGTAATGGGGTTCCCTTCACCGGCTACCGACTATGTAGAGCGCAGGCTCTGCCCTGAAACCATTTGCGGCATTGGCATCGACAGCCGCATTCTCGAAACTTCATCAGGCTTTGCAGTAATCGAACCGGTTAGTCGACTGGTGCAGGGCCAGGTGTTGCTGATCCTCAGTGGTGGTCGTACCCAGTTCGCTCGGGTCATGGGCAAGTCACTTATTTTCGATGACGGCGAGACAATGGAGGGGTCTGCAGCGGAAGAGGTCGAAGTCATGGGGCGAGTGACGTTTTTCATCAACAGTGCGATCGAAGACGACAGGGTGGTGTGATGGGGCATGGGTGGGGCATAAAGTTACCGCGAAACGACGTTAGTTCATTGCACATGACAAATCGTATCGCGGCAACATAGCAGAACTTACCGCACTTAAATCCAACATCAAGCCACTTCGTTAAAAGACTTAATAGTCTCCAGGTAAAGATAGCCTGCAACACGGGGTTGCCCAGGACCGGGATCAGGGTTATGACATCATGGCTGCTAAGAGAACTACCAATGCCGAGCATAATGCCGCAGAACGACAATAATGCCACGGGTAACATGAAGGTTTTGCCTAACTGCTGGAAGAACTCCCACAGCGTGACTTTCGGTGCTGTTTTCGCCGTCAT